GCCTGAGTGCTGACCATCGGCGACGAGGTTGCCCTGTGGGCGCAGTCACACCTCGCCTGGGGCATCGCCGATCCGTTGGTCCTGACGCAGGACCAGATCAACTTCCTGTTGACGTTCTACGCCACCGACGACACCGGCCGGCGCCTGACGCGGACCCGGGGCGTCTATTGCCGCCCCAAGGGCGCCGGCAAATCGCCTCTCGGGGCGATCATCGGTGCGGCTGAGGCGTTCGGGCCGGTGATCCCCGCCGGCCTGGACGCCTCGGGCATGGCGGTCGGCAAGCCCCGCCGCAAGGCCGAGGTGTTGATGCTGGCCACCGAGGAGGGCCAGGCGTCCAACACCTATGGCCCGTTCTGCGATCTGGTCGTCAACGGCACCCTCCAGGGCGAGCTATCGCTCGACGTCGGGCTCACCCGCACCCTGGCCCAGAACGGCACCGTGGTGATGCCGCTGTCGGCGGGCTCGACGTCCAAGGACGGTCGGCGCACCGACTTCGCCACCTTCGAGGAGACCCACCTGTGCGTAAGCCCCCAGCTTCGAGAACTGATCGCCGTGATCCGGCGCAACGTCGCCAAGCGCAACGGGCGCAGCCTGGAGCTAACGACCGCCTGGCGGCCCGGGGAGCGCAGCGTCGCCGAACTGAGCTTCGAGTACGCCACAGCCGTCGCTGAGGGCCGGCTGCCCGACCAGGGGCTGCTGTTCGACCACCGGGAAGGCCCCGAGCCCGAGGATTGGGACAACGACGACGAGGTGATCGCCTGCCTGCAGGTCGCCTACGCCGGCTGCCCCTGGATCGACGTCGACCGCCTCCTCACCGAGGTGCGTGACCCCACCGTCGACCGCGCCGACATCGAGCGCTACTTCCTCAACCGGATCGTCGCCGCCTCCGATGCGTACATCGATCCTCGGTTGTGGGCCAAGCTCGCCACCGGTTCCCCTCCGCCCGCCGGGGAACCGGTGGCGATGGGCTTCGACGGCTCCTGGACCGACGACGCCACCGCGCTGGTGGTCGTGGGCATCGAGTCGGGCTCCGTCCACCTGGAGGCCATCGAGGAGGCCCCGCCGGGCCAGCGGGGCTGGTCCGTCGACCAGCGCCGGGTCGACGCCGCCGTCAGCCGGGCGTTCGAGCGCTACGACGTCCGCCTGTTCTACGCCGACCCGCCCCGCTGGCAGGACTGGGTGGCGGCCTGGCAGGACCGTTGGGGTGACCGGGTGCGGCCGTGGTACACGGCCCGGGACAGCCAGATGGCCGCCGCCCTCGACCGGCTGCGGGACGCCATCCTGGGCGAGGCGATCAGCCACGACGGCAACGAGGTCCTGGCCCGTCACCTCGGCAACGCGGTGCGGCTCGGCCGGCGCAGCGGTCACGTCGTCATCCAGAAGCCGCCGGGGCGTCCCTCGGCCAAGATCGACGCTGCGGTCGCGCTTACGCTCGCCTGGGAGGCCCGAGCCGACGTCATCGCCAAGGGCTACAGCCGGCGCCGCACCGGCAAGCTGGTGGCCTGGTGAAGCTCCGCTTCGCCCCCTGCCCGGTGCCCGGCTGCCCGGAGATGGAAGCCGACTGCTCCCGACATCGGCGGGGCGCCTGGGGCGGACGCACCGGTGTCACCCGGCGCCAGGCGTTGGGGGTGAGCGAGCGCTCCTGGCGGCGACTGGTGGCCGCGGCACGGCGCCGAGACGGCGGCCGGTGCCGCCGCTGCCGCCGCCCCGGCACCGAGGTCGATCATCTCGTCCCCACCGCCTGGCGTCGACCGCCTCACAGCTTCGCCGGTCATCTCGCCGGGCTCATGCTGCTGTGCTCGCTCTGTCACCGGGCCAAGACCCGCCGGGAGGCGGCGCTCGCTCGGACATGGGGTTCACCGCCGCCGCCCGAACGGATCGCCGAGCACGTCCAGTGGTGGCTGGTCGACTGCGTGGAGGGCACCCGTGCTGCTCTCTGACGCCCGCCCCGAGGACCAACTGGTCTGGCTCGGCCAGGCGCTGGTCGAGTCCCGCCGGGTCCTGGAGGTCTACGAGCGCTACTACTCGGGCGCCGTCCCGTTCCACCTGCACGAAGCCCGCTACGCCGAGGTCTACCGGCGGATGCAGCGGGAGGCCCGGCCCAAGTGGGGCAAGCTCATCATCCTGGCTGCCACCCAGCGGCTCGCCATCGAGGGCTTCCTGACCCAGGGGGAGACCGAGCCCGACACGGACCTGTGGGACAGCTTCGTGCGCAACGGGCTCGACCAGGCCCAGCACGAGGTTCACCTGGAAGCCACCCTGCACGGTCGGGCCTATGTGTCGGGCTGGCCCACCGCTGAGGGCGTGATCCGCTGCATCCCCGAGTCGCCGGCCGAGGTCATCCACTGGCGCTCGCCCGACCGCAGCCAGATGGTCGCCCTCAAGATGTGGACCGAGGGTGAGACCTTGCGGGCTCGGCTGTTCACCCAGGACTGGGTCTACCAGTGGGCCGCCCCGGTGCAGGCGGTCACCTGGGACAGCTTCGGCCTGTCGTCCGAGGACATCGCCCGGGGTGACCGGCTGGCATCCGAGCCCGTCGACATCACCGTCAGCCCCGAGGTCTGGCGGGCCGACGGTCCGGCCCAGCCCAACCCGTTCGCCCCGTTCCTGCCCATCGTCCCGTTCGTGGCCGGCGCCCGCATGTCCGACACGCTTGGCCGCTCCGACCTGGAGTCGGCGATCGACATCATCGACCGGCTCATGACCCTGCAGTTGGACCTGCTGCTGGTGTCCAAGGTGATGGGCTTCCCGGTGCGTTGGGCCAGCGGCATCGAGACCGAGATGAACGCCGACGGCAGCCCCCGGGATGGTGCGTTCACCACCGCCATCGAGCGCTTCCTGACCACCGACAACCCCGAAGCCAAGTTCGGTCAGCTACCGGCCGCCGACCTGCGTCAGATCGCGGCGGTCGTCTCTCAGACCGTCACCGAGCTTGCTGCCGCCACCGAGACCCCGTCCTCGGTGCTTGCCACCGCCAACCTGGCCAACCCGGTGTCGGCCGAAGCGCTGCGAGCCCAGGAGATCCCGCTGGTGCACCGGGTGAAGCGCCACCAGCGCAGCTTCGGGCCGTCCTGGGTGCACGTCGCCCGGCTGCTGTCGCTGACCCTGGATGGCACCGTGGAGCCGCTGTGGGCCGACGCTGAGGTCCACTCCGAGGCCGCCCTCACCGACGCACTGGTCAAGCAGGTCACGTCGCTGGAGCTACCGCGAGAGGCCGCCTGGGAGCAGCTACCGGGCTCAACGCCGGCCACCGTCGCCCGCTGGCGCATGATGCGTGCCCAGCAGACGATGGAAGACCAGTTGGCGGCGGCGTTGCTACAGCCGCCTCCGGGGGCGGCAGCCCCGACGCCGCCGCCAACTCCTCCCGCCGCTCCGGCCGAGGTGCCCAGTGGCTGATCTGGCGCTCGCCTCTCGGGTCACCGTGGCCCAGCGCCGGATCCTCGACCTCACCCACGCTCGGGTCCGGCGGGCCTGGACGACGCTTGACGATCTGTCTGACGAGGCCGGTGAGGCGGCCGTCGCCGAGGTCGTCCCGGCGGTCGTCTCGGCCCAGAACACCGTCGTCGCGCTGCACGCCGGCTACGTCAACGTGGTGACCGGGCTGCCGCTGGCGGCGCCGGTGGTGGCCACCCTCATCGACCAGGCCGCTTGGAACCGCTCGGCGCTGGGCCAAGCCCGTCGGCTCGTCACCGAAGGCACGCCGTTCGCCGAGGCGCTCGACCTGGCGTCGCGCCGGGCCGCCCAGGTGCACTCCGGCGATGTGCTGCGAGCCCGGGACGACGTGCTCACCGCCATGGGCGACGGCATCGAGCCGTTGCGCCCGGTGCGCTGGTCGAGGGTCCCGAGCCCCGGCGCCTGCAACTGGTGTCGGGAGATCGCAACCAAGCTCTATTACCGGCCCGACGGACTGCCCACCCACCTGAATTGTCGGTGCGGGATGAACGCAGTCACACCCGAGGAAGCCGGGAATTACTCCAATGCGACCACAGTGTTCAGCAATTTCCGGTGGCGCAGCCGAGTCCAATCAGCAGAGATCGCCG